CAGTTTGCTGGAGCGCAACAGCTTGCTCAAGAACCATTACAAAGATTGCTTACAGGTCAACAGCTTCTAGCTGGATCTCCAATGGGGGGTATCTCTGGAGGTACTGGCACAAGCGCATATCAACGTGGTGTCTATCAGCAACCAACAGCATTAGGGCAAGCAGTCGGTGCTGCTGGAACTATTGCTACTGGGTTAGGTGCTTTAGGGTTTCAACCTTTTTCTTCTGATGTAGATTTAAAAGAAAACATTAAAAAGATTGGTGAGTTAGAGCCAGGTGTTGGCTGGTACACATGGGATTGGAACGACAAAGGTAAAGCACTAGGTGCTGAAAGCGAACCAGCTGAAGGCGTATTAGCTCAAGAAGTTCTAGAAGTTAAACCAGATGCAGTCATTGTTAAAGATGGCTACTACGCTGTAGATTACAGCAAGGTGATGTAATGCCGGGAATAATGTCAGGCCTTGAGCCAGTAAGATTAAAAGACGGTGGCTTCCCAGATCTAACAGGTGATGGCAAGGTTACTCGCGCTGATATACTTAAAGGCCGCGGTGTAGAAGGTTTCGCAGAGGGTGGAAGCCCTAGGTTTATGAGCCGAGAAGGTTTCTTTAATTACAAAGATGACCCTGAAAGACTTAACTTTAGAGATGTTGCTGATTTTATTTTTGATCCTAGCGATCCATTAGATTATGCAGCCGCAGGTATGGCAGCTACAGGTGTTGGAATTCCAGCAGCCATAGGTATGAAAGGTTTGAACACTGCTAGAAAAGTTAAAAAAGGCCTTGGTGCTTTAGCTGGAATGGTTCCAACTACAATGCTTGCAAGAGAGGGTATAGAGGTTGTAAAAGATCCAATTGAATATAGCAAAGGAATCATAGAGCTTGTATCATCAGCACCAGAAGCAGCTGGTTCAATGGGTGAGATAGCGCAAGCATTAATAAAAGATCCAAAAGAAACAGCATCTATTATTTACGAAACTGTTTCTGAAACATCTGGCTACCCTGTTGAAAGAGCAGAAGGTGGCATCATGCAATATGCTGATGGCACTGGAGACATGGGTGTATTACCAGCTAGTGCAAAGACTCCGACTGGTAGAAAGAAAAAAGCTGTCATGACTGTCATGGATATGATGGATGAAATAGCAGAAAAACTTCCTGCAAAACCTAAAAAGAAAACAAAGAAAGAAAAAGAACCAAGCGCAGAAGACAGAAAGATTATAGAAGATGCTGCCAAACAAAGAGAGGCAGAGGTTATAGCACAACAAGCTAGATTAGAAAGAGCTAGAGTTAACAGAACTAATGAGCCAACAACGCCTCAACCAACAAGACCTCAAACTCCTGTAAAAACAGATGCACCTGACGTTGGGCCACCAAGACCTGTAACAAGCCAAGGAGCTAATGTTAATAAAGCAGTAGATGAATCTCTTGAAGGAAGTGCTGGTTCTCAAAGATCTATTATTCAACAGATGAAAGACAGACCCATAGCTGGAATTGGTCTTAGGAATCCCGGCAAGACAGCCATAGCTGGCGGCGTAACAGCAGCGGTTTTTCCTCAAGGCGAAGATGAGTCAACAGCAACAGAGCAAGATGAAAGTGGAATTACAATAAGTGATGACAATGCAATAATTACAAATGATTCTGTGATCAATAAACCAACATATAATCCTGCAACTGATAATTCTTTGGCTTTTTATGTAAGAGAAGAATTAAAAGGCAAAGGATTTGAGGTAGATGACAAGGGTGAGTTTGTAACTAAACCTAAGTTTTTTGATTATATAAAAGCATTACCAGCAGGATACATGGATAAAGTTGGAAACGATCAAGACTTTGCTAAAAAAATGATGGCAGGTTTTTTAAACATGATGAAACCAGTAGAAGGTTATGTGCCTATTAATCCAGCTGTTGCATTTGGTGAGGGATACTTTGGCGAAGAAACAAGACAAGCTGACATGTTGCCTGCTGATGTACAAACACTTAAATTTTTACAAGATAATCCAAGGTTTGCTGATCTTTACAAACAAATGCAAGCAGCTAAAGTTGGCATGACTCTTAGTGAGGTTAAAGAAGGTCAACCAGAATATGTGTATGAAACTTTATTAAGAGATAAATTAATAACTAGTGGTTACACTGATGATCAATATCCTAATTTTATTTTAACTTATAACGGAAAACCGGTTGGACCAAGTTTTATAGGAGCTCAATTAGGTCAAGGTGTTAATGTTTACTTAGATCCCCTATTCGGAATACAAATAAAACCATCAGCCAGCGCCCCTTGATCTTATGCCATACATTACTTTTTCAGATGGCATCTCAAAATACATACCAAACAAAGATCCAGAAACAATAGAAAAAGCAAAAGCTGAACATGCGCTTGAGGTTGAATCTTTGAGCAAAGGCAAAGCTAATGTTTTGGGAGATGTTGGCAGGCAAACTGTAGCTGGTATTCAACAAGCAGTAAGGGGAGCGGCTGAAACAGGAGCTTCTGTTTATGATCTTTTTACTGATGAAGATCTAACTAAAGATGTTGGTGAATACTTTGACAAGATTGCTGTTGGTGAAGCTGAAACTACTCAAGGACAAATAACTAGATACTTAGTTCAATTCGGATTACCGGGCTTTGGTGTTGCTGGTGTATTAAATCGTTTTGGAAAAATGAATAAAGTTACTTCAGCTCTAGGTGGTGGACTAGCTGATGGAGCAGTAGCAACTGATGATGTTGAAACTCTTAAAGATATTTTTATAGATCAACAATCAGAATCAGATCAAGCAAGACTAGCAAGACTCAACGGTGCAGAAGCAGCAGCTGAAAGATTAAAAAATAAATTAGAGGTAGCAGCGGAAGGTGCTGGTTTTATATTGGGATTACCACTAGCACTAAAAGCAACCAAAGAAACTATCTATGGAGCAACAGACTTATTAGCTCCAGTTGGATCTGTCGTGGCCAAAGGATTAACTGCGACTAAAGGTGGATTGAAACCTGGCGAATTACAAAAGACAGCCTTTGATGCAAATCAAAACACATTACAAAAATGGTTTACCTTTGCTGGAGACAAGCCTGATCAATTAGTAGCACAAACAATGGCCGCAAAAACATCACAAGTAAAAGCCATGCAAGATCAAGTTGACACTGCATTTGATCAGATCATGAAGACAACACAAAGAAGTGTAGATGGTGGCAGACTAAATCAAACTAATGCTCTTGCTTTGTCTAGAAACATAGAAGATTTTATGTTTCCAAGAATAAGAGTTGACTACCAATCTCCAAACTTATCACGATCAGATAAAATAAAAAAAGCTAGAGCGATTCAAAAAGCTGCTGAACAAAATATTTTAGACTTAGAAAAACAATACATAGACTATCAAAGTTTAGGCTAGGGAGAAGGCTTAAAGATATCTACATTATTAAAAAATAATAGAGATATTTTTGATACCTATTCTAATCAAGTTTTAAATTATAGTGATGAGGGTGCAGATGGATTTATGCATTTGTTTATACCAGATGAATTAAAAAGTATTATTGCAGAAAACGCTGGCTTGTATGGAACAAGAGTTTATAGATCTATATTAGATAAAGGTTTTAAAGTTCAACCAGAGTTTCAAGAAAGAGCTGTAAAAGAAATACAAGAAAGTTTTGGTGTTGACAGGCAAACTGCACAAAGAGAATTCTTTGAGCTATTAAACCCCGGCCCAAAAAATAAAAATGGTTTTGACTTTGAAACCAATGACATGTTGATGGAAGGATTGCAAAGAGAAAAAGGAATTCTTAAAGGTAGACAGCTAGATAATTTACCACAAGTAAGAAGAGCTTTAGGTGAAACAGCAGGATACTTACAAACAGATTGGAAGAGTGCTCTTGCTAACACAAAACTTACAGCAAATGTAACCTCACAAAAACTTTCAGGTCTTATAGGCAAGACAGAAATGTTCAAACAGATCAAACAGCTTGATGAACTTGCACCACAAACAGGCGGTGTTAAATTTCTAAAACCAAAAGAATTTGGTATAGATGCTGATGGCAAGTCAGTTAAAGAACTAAGAGACTTTGATGCACAAGGTAATGCAATAGTATTCAAACAGTTTGATGAAGATGCTGGAGCTCTTGATGGTTCTTATGCAAGAGCAGATATCTTTGATGCTTTGATGGGAGCGACAGCAGATATGAAAGCTCAATGGCCTGTTCTTGGAAAACTATACACTGGTATGTTAGCTGTTAAAGCTGGATCACAATATGGTAAAACAGTTTTATCTCCCGGAGCACAAGTAAGAAACTTTACAAGTATTCCATTCTTCTCATTGCTTAATGGAAATCTTGGAAGCACTGGTAGATTTGTTGACTCTGTTCAAACAAGTTTTGCTGGACTAATGGATCCTAAGGGAAAAATTTTAAGAAAGGATAAGATAGCTGAACTTATGGAAGAAGGCATCATGCAAAAAGGTGGAGCTCAACTTGGTGAAACCTTAGAGATTGCAAAACTTGCAGCTGAAAGAAGTGGATTAGTTTCTGGTGTAGGTAAAGCTGTAGATAAATCAGGCGTTAGATTTTTTGAAAAAGCTTATGGCATGACTGATGATGCTGGTCGTGTATTTAATTATCTAAGTGAAAAAGAAAGAATGCTTCAAGCATTATCGAAAGCTCCAGAGTCAGTAGTTCCAATAGAGTCAGCCAAAAATATAACAAGGTTTGCAGATTTGATTGAAGGATCTAGAGGTGGTGCAATTATAAGACCGCAAGATATTATTAATAAGTATGGCCAAGAAGGATTGGAACAATTTGCTAGATCAGAAGCTGGAGAGATTACTTTAAACACCGTACAAAATTATCAAAGAGTTGTACCTGCTGTTGGAGTAGTTATAAGAAAATCTCCTTTTGGTAACTTTGTTGCTTTTCCAGCTGAGATCATAAGAAACACTACCAATGCTGTGAGCAGAGGCATAAAAGAATTAGCCAGTGATAACCCAGAGCTACAAAAAATTGGCATGAGAAGATTGACTGGGGCTGTAACAACTACAGCAGCCATGCCAACAGCATTAACTAGCCTGGGCATGGCATTAACTGGAGTTGCTAAAGAAAAGATAGAAGCCTATCAAAGAACTGGAGCAACTCCTTGGGATAGAACAGGAACACTAATACCTGTTGCTTCTGACAGAAACGGAAACCCAACTCAGTTTTTTAATTTTAGTTATATGAATCCATACGACTATTTAAAAAGACCTATCAATAGAGTGTTTCAAGAAGTTGCTAGCGGAAACAGAGATGAAGAATCATTACAAAAAATACTACTTGATTCTTCAATGGGAGTTATTGGTGAGATGGGGCAAAGTTTTGTTGAGCCAGCATTTGCCGCTCAAGCTGTGCTTGATGGAATTAATGGAACAACATCAACAGGTAAAAAAATATGGGGTGCTTCAGACAGCACTGGAGATAAAGTTGCAAAAGGTTTTTATAATTTTATAGACACAGCATTACCAACAATTACTCCATATAGAATAGAGCCTGACTTAACAACAAAAAAACCTATTGGCATTTCTGCTCCGGGATTTACTCCTAAAAATTTTCCAAAGTCTGTATTTGGTAGCACCAATCAACAAGGTGATGACCAAAAAATACTAGACCGAATGGGCAATGAGATTGATGTTGCTGAAACAATGGTGCAAGCATTTACTGGATTTAAAGTTGTTAAACCTCAACTAGAAAGAACTGTAAGATATAGAGGCTTTGAAGCAAACGATGCAATCAGAGATGCTACCAATCAATTTAATAGATTGCTTAGAACCAATGATAGAAAGACAGCAGAAGAATTTTTACAAGGATATATTAATCAAAATGAAAATAGATATAGAGTATTAAGAGATCTATATACCACTATAGAAGATGCTAGAACTTTAGGATTAACTGATAGGCAAATAGAAAAACAATTAAAAGATGCTAAAGTTGCTAACTATAAAGATGTTATGAGAGGAATATTCAGACCAATAGATGTTAGCAGAGATCTAGTAGAAGCTTCAAGGGTTGGAGAAATAGGAGTTCCTCAGCCTATTAGCAAAGGAATGTTTGACTTATCTAAACAGGAGTTAACTCAAGGTTTAACAGGCCAATACCTAACACCAGATGTTAGAGCTCAAAGAGCATCGCAAGTTTTAAGAGAAGAAGAAGAACAAAAAATATTAACTGGGTCACCATAACTTGTACAACAAATACCGGGCGAAGAAAGTCAAACTTGATGGCATAACTTTTGACAGTAAGTTAGAAGCGGCCAGATACACTCACCTCAAAGAGCTAGAAGCTGATGGCATTATTTCTGATATAGAAGTGCATCCACCTTTTCCATGTGTGGTCAATGATAAAAAGGTTTGTCTTTATAAGGCTGACTTTAGATACGTCAACAGCGAGGGTGAGATAGTGGTCGAAGATACAAAAGGAATCGAGACGCCTATGTTTAGATTGAAGAAGAAATTAGTAGAGGCACTGTACCCAGACACAGAAATAATCGTAGTAAAAAAACCAAAAAGCTAGAAGGGTACTCCGGTTTCAACCCATGGTTTGATTTTAAGTATTGTGCCATTTAATAATCTCTTGATGTTGTCAGCTTTCTCTAACAGTTCTGTAGGAAACCCAGCGTTCACTACTTCAATTAATTCTTTGCTAGAATAAAAGTTTACATCAGCAGAGCTTTTGGCTTCTGGAACATTAACAAACTTAAACCCATCCTTCTCATACACCACTATATCTTTATCCTTCTCAACCATTACCGCGGGTATTAACTCTGGAATGTAATTGTGTCGACCACAGCCTTTAAGCTGTCGATCATTGCTGATCTTTTTATCATGCTGATCACAATGCCAATGAGCATCTCCTTTCTCTATATCAATTTTTGCGAACCGACATGAGCGACAATGTATCTTTTCAGGCAATGCTCTACCTAAATAACAAGCCTGTTGCTTCGGAGTCATAAAACTACGAATGCGATAATCAGTCTCTGGTATATAATTTTCTGGTGGATCTTCTCTCGTAAGAATATCTTTAGCTTTATCCATCAAAGAATCGAACAGGATTTTATCATACTCAACTACTTCGGTATATAAGTCTGAGTTATTTTTATTATAAACAATAGCTATAGCGTGTTTAAAATTAAACAGGCCCATATATAAATGTAATTGAGCAGCATATTCGTCTGACCACTCACAATAACTACCAAGCTTTTGTAAGTTTTTAAATCTATTATCGTTAGCTGTTTTAAATTCCAGAAGGTATGGGTTCTCTTTATCCATGCCTGGAAAGTTTCGACCTACGCCATCGATGTGGCCCTTAACATGTCCACCCAATGCTTCAGTCTCAAATTGTTTTCCATTGCTGTCAACGTCATATATGGAAGCCCCAGGGATCTTTCTTAACTTCTTGATCAAGTCATCCTCTACTACGTTGCCAAGATCTAACAAGCGAAGAACTCTAGGCTCCCAATCATTTGGCATGAGCCAGCGATAGCGCATCCAAACCAAACGTTGATTAGAATTACCAATACCACTGATCCCTAAATAGAATCTCTTGTGTTGTTTCTCTTGCAATTCAACCTGGTCTAACAACTCATGTATCTTTGTCATAGAATTATCTCCTCGTTTTTCTTGGTTTTAATACCAATAACGTTCTCATACTTGCCTTGCTTTTGTAAAACAATCTCAGATATTGTATCAAACGCGCCATTGTTTATCAGTTCCGCTGCCATCCATGGTTGCTTTGGGGATCCCCACTCAGTTGTAATCTTGTTCCATTTACGCACTGCCATGTTATGAGCGGTAGGATGACCAAACATTAATGGCATTTTTCTGGGAAAGAATTCATTCTCAACTGTAAATACTACTTGACAATACTCACTGCCATTTTTTGATTTAACAACTGAAGCATAAATATCTGTAATAGGTTTTGCTTTGGGTATGGCTGCTTTCTTTTCGTCTGATAAAACAGCCTGCTTTTCTGCTTTGGTTCTTTTGGCAACCTCTCTTTCTTTTCTAGTCCACAAGGTTTTTGTTTGCTTAGATTCAAAAGGCTGACCGCACTCCATGCATTCTTTAGCAGATGGTGAGTTGATAGCACTACAAGAAGAACAAATCTTTGGACGATATCTACCTGGTATATTTCCTTCAGGTTCTACCTCATCCAAACATCCATGGCGAGCAACGTTCTCTCCATAGTCAAGCAACAAACAATTAGTTTTATCATCATGAATTCTCATGCCCCTGCCACACATTTGCACATACAAACCAATGCTTTGTGTTGGCCTAAGTAATGCTATACAATCCGTTCTCGGGGCGTCCCAGCCCTCAGTTAGGACGCCAACATTACATAGGGCGTGGATCTTACCAGACTCAAAGTCTGAAAGTATCTCATCTCTTTCTGAGCTGGGCGTCTCACCCGTTACTACTGCTGCTTTGATTCCATACTGTTTTAAATACTGGGTCATCTTCTGGGCATGCAAGACTGATACACAAAAGAATACTGTAGCTGTCCGGCCTTTGCTGTAAGCATTGTCAATCCAATCACTCACAACCTCTACAATGGTTTCATCAACCATAGCTACTTGTTCTAATTCTTTTTCTCTGAAGTCTCCATTCTTAAACTTTAAACTTACAGAGCCAGCGTCAATGATTGCCTTATCGTTAACCGCATAAGCTGATAGCCTGCATAGATATCCTTCTTTAATAAGCTCTGGTATTGAAACGCTGTAAGCTAAACCTTTAAAGAAATGATCCTTACGATCTCCATAAATATAACCCTGGCCCATGCGATAAGGCGTAGCAGTACAACCCATAACTTTCATATCGCCGCGTGCAGATAACTCATTAATAATTTTTCTATACCTGGTGTGAGAAGTAGGAGGCACGTTGTGGGCTTCATCAATAATCATGTAGTCAAACTTGCCAACCTTTTCTAATCTTTTAGGAGAAGCTAAGGTGTCGCGACTAGCAACTAAAATTTGAGCGTTATGTTGAAAGCGTTTCATTCCAGCAGCAAGCACACCCACTGGTGCGTCAGGCCAGACTGACTTTAGTTTGCTTTCAGCTTGAGCAACCAATTCTTTTCTATGAGCCATAACAATAAACCTAGCGTCAGGTTCTTTGGCTAACACTTCTTTAATGAAGTGAGAAAATATAATGGTCGTACCAGCTGCGGTAGGAAGCGCAATCAATGCATGTTCATTCGTTGGCCTAGTAGCAAACCAATGATGCAAAGAGTTTATTGCATCTCTTTGGTAGTATCGAAGTTTCAATGTATTATTTTCTTTTCGCTTGTTGTTTGTCTTAAGATAAATGCCAGCTCATCTGATTCATACTGATCAATGTTGTCTGTAATAACAGATGATATAAGGTGCATTGCTTCAAATGGACTTTCTGAAAATTGAAAAGAAATGTCTATTGTAAATTTTAATAAAGTAAGAACTGCAGCCTTGGTATCTAGGTCTTGTCTGTTCCAATCGTCAATGCAGATCGCAAGATCTTGCATGACTGTATCGCATGTTTTTTTATCTAAAGAATCGGAATGTTTGTTTTTTTCTTTCATTATTTATATTTAAATTTAATAAAGTTAGTT